TTTACCTTTTTTCTTCAATGAAGCAAGTCTTGCACTACTAAAACATTTTGGAGTTTTAGTTTCTCCTGGTTCATTAGCACAGGGAGAACCATCTGCTTGAACCCATCCAGGTTTTCCTTCTTTTGAACGAGAACCTTTAAACCAATGATGAAGAGTTCCTTCGGAAACATCTTTAAATTTTTTATGCTCTTTTTTAGCATCAGATTCCATTTTTTTCAGACGAGTATAATAATCTGGAATTTCATCTAAATGTTGAAGGGCAATATCAGTTGCAAGATCCTTATCTTTTGTGTGTTCGTGCTCAATAGGAATTCCCATCTCAAGTTGCTTTTCTATAAAAGAAACATCGAGACGATGCTTCTTCGCAATCTGTTCAACTGATTTGTGAGATTTTAATTTATGCACAATAATAAGAATTACTCTTTATTATTTAGAAAACCTTGCTTTAAAAGTTTTGAGAGTTCTGTAGTTGATCCAAAAAATACTGCATTATTAGTAACATTATTAGTTGTTTTTGTTGATTCATCCTCAACATCTTTTAGTTTCTTTTGAAGATCTATAAGTTTATCAGTCACATCACCAACATTTTTAATTAATTGACCTGCCACTTCATATGCTCTCGGTGATGCAGAATCTCCTGCCAATTCCATAATTCCATTAATTGCTTCCTGACCTTTTTCAATTAAAGAATAAAGATTAGCTCTAGTGTATTCGTAGTCTTTTTTAATATCATCAGGTTTTAAAGTTGATATTTCAATATCCTTTTTTTCAGTTTCAACTTCAACAATACTACTTTCAATATTAAGAGATTGGTCTAATTTATCATAATTATTTTTCATAATTTATTAAATATCTTGCTGTTGAGTGGGACTATATTCTCTACTATCAAAGAACATTTCTGTACTGCCATCAAATCCGAAATCATCATCCGGACCAGCATCAATTGGGTCTGGAACTACTGTATATCTCATTTCTCTCTTAGCAGTTGTTGTGTCTTGAGAAGCGTAGTAATCAACTTGAACCTTATTAATAAGACCTTCTGTAGATTCTGCAATTGGTCCAAACAAGTAAGTTTTTACAGTAAAATTAAAAGTATAAATTAAAACTCTTCTAGTAGAAAAATCTCCTTCATAATCATCGGTAAATGTCACATTATCTAAAACTATAGGCACATCTTTCTTTTCACCAATAGAATCAACAAGATCTATTGTTAAATTGAAAGATGGTTGAAAAAAAGGTAAAATTTGTTCAACTACTTGCAAAGCATCATCTTGTAATTTTGCAATCAAATTTAATTGAAAACCAATATTATATGGAACTGGCATATAAACCTTCTTTACATTTCCACCACCATCACAAGTATTAAAGGTTTGAGTAAGACTCGACTTTCTTGTTGGATCATATTGTATAGATGTCATTTCAAATGACAATCTAGGTAAAGTCATTGCAATTGGCTTATTCAAATCTGGTTGTTGCTCAATCCTTGCCAGAAATTTTTGAACAGGACCGTATGCTAAAGGAATCTTAATCTGACTAACACTATTACCAGAAGAATCTTTGTGTCTTACGTTAATATTGTTAAATATTGTTCCAAAAGAAACAACAGTCTTTCTAATAATTTCGTGATAAAAATAAGTTCCTAACATTAATAATTACCGAATGGATTTGATTGTGAAAAATCTATAATTTGTTCTGCTTCATCCTGTATTATTTTATTTTCTCCATATTTATCATAAAGATCCCATTGATTATAATCTGATAATGCATATAATGCAGAAGAAGCTGTCCCTACAATAAGTTCTCCAGGAGAAAATCCTGAATTATTTGCTCCAATATTAGCAAAAGATACTTTTAGTATCTTAGTATCATAGTCCCAAGACTTAACTCTTGCTTGAGTTCCTGAAATAGAACCAATAACAATTTCATTAAATATATAGGTACCAACACCACTTAGAGATGGTGGATTATCAATAATAACAATTGGAGTTTCTGTATAACCTATTCCGGGATTAGAAATTCTAATTGTAGATATGGTATTATTTTCACCTATAGAAGCAATTCCAACTGCAGTTTCTCCTAAACCAACAGATCCAGTAATAGTTATTTGAGGATTAGTTTTATATCCACCACCGACATTTGACATAGTAAATTGAACTATTCCATTTTGTACAGTTTCTATAGCACAAGTTGCGGCAGCACCAATTCCTCCCCCACCAGATATTGTAATAATTGGGGGTGTGGTATATCCTATTCCAGCATTAGTTAATATTATTTCTTTTATGGATTTAATTCCACCAAGTGAAGTTGTAATTGCAACAGCGGTTGCATTAGTTCCTCCTGAAGGTGCTGGTGTTATGGACACTGAAGGTGTACTTGTATATCCATAACCATCATTATTTAAGTAAATCCTTCTTACATATCCAGATCCAATTGTTGCTGTTGCAGTTGCAGTTGTTCCAATTCCTATCAAAGATAATGTTGTTATATATCCCTCTTCCTGAACTTGAGTATCTATTTCATTAATATTAGTATCAATAACTTCATCCTCATATTCAAATAATTCACATTTTAATTCATAGACATATAATTTTCCCAACTGATAAAATGGTTGTTCATTCTCAACATATTTAACTTCAAATAACCTCTGCCCTAATGGGAAATAAACTAGATCTCCTTCCTTAGGACGAGTTGATAATTCAATTTCTTCATCACTTTCAGATTCTAAAAATGGAGAAATAAAATCCTCAAATCTCTCTCTTGAAATAATTAAACTTACTTCATCTTTCAAAGAAACACCAAATTTAGTTAAAATATCTCCCTGTCCAGTGTATCCATCATAGTTGTTTATATAAGCTTCTATAGCATAATTATCGTCAAATTTTGAAGATGATATTTCTTTAAGAATAGTTTCTTTTCTTACAAATTTCCTTGGAATGTAAATAACTTCCACACCATAAATTTTAAGCTGCTCATTAATTAACTCTTGAACGAGTCTTTGTTCATTTGGTGATCCTTGAAGAAAAAACGGATTAAGTGCCATTATCCAATAAAATCGTAAGGTGGTAATTCATAATCCATAGACATTCTTTGCCTTAAACTTTCAAGTTCTTTTTCAGCATCATCATACAGTTCCCTACCATTCAATTCTATTCCACCTGGAAGTTTAACTCCTCTAAATTTAATTAGATTTTGCCCCCATTGTCTTTTCATCAATGAAGTTAAATATTTTTTAAGAAAACTATCGTTGTAAACTTTGGTAAAATCATTTGGATTTAAAATTCTATAACAATCTATAATAATAAAAGTATCTTTAGATTTTGAATTCCAATCTATATCAAGATATAATCTATTTTGCCTTTTATTAAATCTAATTTGCTTATCGGTAGAAAGAAGAAAATCAATGTCTTCCAAATAACTTTTTACCATAGCATACTGTAAGAGTTCAACAGAGTTAAAATAATACAAATCATTCAAAAATAATTGATATTTGATGCTCCACATTCCACCGGAAATAGAGCTAGTATCAAATTTAAAAACTTTTTCAATTCCTATAACCGAATCTGGAACTTGAATAAAATTAGAATTTTCATAAAAATTAAAAGAAGTAGTTCCAACACCAGAAATATTTGTTGTTCCTGTTGTAGTAACAATACCAACTCCATTTGGTGCTTTTGCCTTCCCTCTATTTAAATCTTCTTCAGTAATTTTATATTTTAAATACATTCTTTCAACACCATCAAAGTGTCTTTCTTGAAAATATTGTAAAGCATCATCTACTAAATCATCTATCTGCTCATCTGCCAAATTAATTTCTAAGACTGGAGCACCTAACTTTCTTAGACAATAATCTACTAATCCTTGTCTGCTGCTTGGTTGGGACATTAATAAGATCCTCCATCTATAGTATTTGACCAGGTTGGAATACCCGAAGAATTAGTTGAAACTATATAGTTAGTTTCTGATATTGATGTAGAAGTAGATCCAGCAGAAACTAATTTATCGTTAAGATCAAAGTATGCAATTCCAAATGGTTCTCCAATTGGATAATAAATTCCATCTGCAACAGTAAGAATTCCTGTAATGTTTCCATTACGAGCAGTAAATTCATCAAATACTAAATCATCTTCAATATAAAGATCTCCACCTACATATAAATCTCCACCAGTTGTAGTAATTCCACCATCTGCAGCAAGAGTAGAAATTCCAGAAACATAAAAAGTTCCAGATAATGAAGCATCATTGGCATTGAGATCATCAAAAAATATGTCATTTTGAACGTATAAATCACCATCAATATAAACATCGTTATTAAATGTTGCTAATCCAACAAAAGTAGATGTGCCGCTTACATTTAACTGAGTTACAGAAGCTGTACCTCCTATAACGTTTACTGCGGTGTCACTAGAACCAGAAACACTAGATACAACTTTTATTGCATTTTGTTGACCAACTCTTACTTTTGTATTTTGTGGATCAACTTTAACTCTAATGTCCGACATTATCGGGTAACCCCCTCTCTCACCAGAACCATCCCCTCAATAACTCTATTTTTAGTACCCCAAATATCAGTAATAAGAATATCATATACATATCTTCCTGGTTTTAAATTTTTAGTTTGTTCTGATGTCAAACTAATTAAAATTCTTCCAGAAGTACTTGGTGGTAGTATTTGTGATGTGAATGTTATTGCAGTAGAACTTCCAGACCATTTTCTCATTTGAGATTCCACCAAATAATCTGTAAGATTAAAAGATGAATTATCTTCACTACCCTCAAGAGTAAAGGATTGTTTAAAATCGGAACCAGCATTAATAACTAAATTGTTTACATATACTGATGCCATTTATTTTTTTTCTAAATCTACTTTCTATTTAGGGTTTAAATACTACCCAAATTTAAAATTCCAATAACCTCTTGCTGCTTTAAATATAGTTT